GTAATTGTTGGATTACCGATTGTTAATGTTCCTGTTGCCGCACCTATACTTAAAGCAGTTGCAGCACCTGCAAAGTTAACTGTAGTCGCTGTTGTATTAACTACGTCTATTGATGACACGCCGCTTACGATGTTACCTGCAAACCTTGATGCACCACCAGCCACATTCAAAGCAAACGCATTAGTAAATGAAATGGAACCTGCTGCAACTGGCGCTCCTGCTATATTTACAGTAGCAACAGTAGCAAGGGTTTGAGCTGAAGCACTAGATATTGTTGGTATACCAAAAAAAGAACCTGATGTTAAAGTAGTGTTGAATGAACCAACGCCTGTGGCAGTATAAGTAGCTGAGGAAATATTAAACACAAGAGCGCTTAGAGTCGATTGAGTGCTTGACTTATTACCTGAAATAGAAACAGTTGGGCCTAAACCATATGCGCCACTAGGGCTTGTAATATCCAAGCCTCCTTTAAGTACGGTTTGCCCAACCTCGACCCAAAGAGCATAATCTACAGGTCTGTTTACAGAAATAAATGCACCCCAATCACCAGCATTAAGACCGTTAACTTCCAATACTGTTGCTCTAGACGAAACTGGAAAAGCATTTGTCGCATTCGGAACGCCATAAATTTTTACATTTACAGCAGTGTTCCATTGAGTTCCGTTAACTTGATTGCCACTAAAAGTACCGCCTGAAAAATAATGAGTAACTGCATTGGTAGCGCTATCAGGAGCATTAAAGTAATTATAAGTACCGCCATAAGAGCATATAGCTGCCCCATTAGCGTAACTATTAAAAGGAAAATTAACTCCGTAACCACCGTAAATAGCCAGCAACGCTTCCGTACCTGTCAATCCAGTGGCCTGAGGTAAAACCATCGCAGAGGTTTGATACCCCAAATACAATGCAGCTCCAATTCTTGCAGACCCTTTATCAATGTTTAGTGCATACGCATTGGTAATCGTGACGTTACCTCCTGTCCCTTGCGGGGCATTAGCAATGAATAGGGTAGCAGCGGTCGTTACAGTTTGTGAAGCAGTTGTAGAATTTAGTGTTGGTGTGCCTATAGAATGAATGTATACCGTACCTGATAGGGTAGTTGACGATGTATACGTTGAATTAGCGATGCTAAATCCCACACCCGGAAAACCAAAATTCGCTAAAGGGTAAGTATTTCCATTACCCGCTATTACGAATCTATTACTGTTTACAAAAACGTCCCCACCACCAATGTACAATGCATATTTATTAACCAGTGTAACATTGGTACCCGCTGCAGGAGCGTTGTTAATGTATAAAGTAGCAATATTATTAAATGTCGTAGCTGAACTTGCAGCAATTGTTGGTTGACCTATGTTATGAATAACTTGTAAACCAATTGTGCCTGATGATGTAGTGTCTGTGAAGGTCGCCGCATCGATGCGTAAACCAATGCCATCAGTAGTCCATGCAGCTGCGCTTAAGGCAGTACCGCCGATTTGAAGTCTTGCTGCCGGAGTAGATGAGTTAATTCCTAGACCCGTCGCTGTATATGACAAAGTTGAACCAGTAGACAATGCACTTGCACTTGAAGCATATAAAACACCATTTGCAGTAAATGGAGTAGCTCCAGATAAACCTGTTCCACCATTACTTGTGTTTAGGGTACCTGCTAAAGTTACAGCCCCAGAAGATGCTGAAGTTGGAGTAAATCCAGTAGTGCCTGCGCTAAATGTAGTGCTTACAGGTAATGTAGCCCAAGAAGCTGCCGTGCCGTTACTTGTTAAAACAGTTCCGATACCACCGATAGTTGTTAACCCAGTCCCACCATTGGCGATCGGCAAAGCGGTGCCAGAATAAGTTAACGCTAAAGTTCCATTTTTTGTTAAAGGGCTATTAGTAACTGTAAAAAGAGCAGGGGCTGATAACCCAATAGAGGTTATGCCAACCCCACTAAAAATATTGTTAATTGACGTTTGAACTGTCTGTCCATTTTGGACAATAGGAATTAACTCCGTGCCAGTTATGGCAGTCTGCGGAGATGGTAACTGAGATATTCTTACATTCGCCATAATTATGCCGCCGTATTGTCCATTAAAAATCCAATCGCCAAAAGCGTAACTGAGTGAGTTCCGGTATTAACTGAAGCTCTCCAGCGAATGTCCGTTTTTTGTGTCTGAGGAATAGGAATTACTCGCGTAACTGCATAAGTCAATTGATATGTACTTTGCAACAACGTCAACGTCACAGGGTTGCTAACTGCATTGTTAGTTGTTTTTACATCCAAAGAAACATAATTACTTCCGCTTGAACTACCTGAAAAGGAATCAATTTCATATAAATACAAAGTAAATCCATTTGGCACTGTGTAATATGCACCTTGAGATTTTCCAAAACCAGTGGATATATAACCATAAGTTACACCACCATTAGTAATGCTAATATTTCCTGCATTAGCAGTTTGCCCAGAAGCTGGACGAACCATAATGGCACCATTAATTCTGAAATACTGATTTACCGTAGTTACGCCTGTTGTTCCATTTAAAGTAACTGTTTCTGATATTGGATTGTAACTAGCATCAAGACCGTTAATTAAAACCTGAGCGGTTCCTACATCTCCCGTAGAAGAACTTGTAACAGTCATTGTAAGGGCAGAAGCTGGAAAAACATATTCTGTAGTTCCACCCAGTTCCCAAATAGTTCTTTGAGTTGTTGATTGATTTGGGCAGACTGCAAATATATTCGTTAGCGTTGTGCCTGCAACTTTGCCTCGCGCAATTTGCGTTGCCCAATCAGCGGAAACTGTAGAAAACTCGTAATTAGGAACAACATACGTTGGGTTGGTAGACGAAGATCCTGCAGGAAAATAAGTAATAGTCATACGAACTGACTCCCACCTATGTTAATGGTCAATCCAGTAGTTGAGGCTTGGGCTTGAATCGTCCAACCAGCACTTAGTATTTGATTGCCAGTCCACTGCACCGTTTGGTTTCCTGTTAAAGAGCATTGATAAAAAATAGCATTTGCTGAACTGGCTGACCCATTTACAGGAACCAAATACACGCTAAAGTTAGCCGCAGTTGAGTTTGTGTTGCTAACCGTAATATCCTGAACCGCAGTTAAAGTTGCATTAGGAGCTGTGTACAGCGTAGCAATAGACGCAGTTAGGGCTGCTTGCCCTAAGTTCATTTGAGTTACTATTTGAAATTGCGCCATTACGGACTCAAGTTATCTAAGTTACCATCCAACGGATTTATTGATGTTTCAGGTGCAATACCAAACTCACCAGCTGTAGGCAGGTCGTTATTAACTACATTAGGATCAGTAGTAAGTGCATCTTGATATTCTGCCACATCAGCGTCGGGTCTTGGGAACCGTATTGCTATTTTTTCAGGCTGTCTTGCTGGCAACCTATAAGGATCACGCTCGTCGTTACAGCCCTCATTACAGACACGAAGACCGGGGATATTTCTGTCTTCCGATATGTCTGCATAGGCGCGTTTCATCTTGCATCGATCACAAATTGCAATCGATAAAACTGTATTACCTCGTGTATCTAACCAAAGGCTCATCTTGTGTATGGGCTAATGTTAGGAGCAAAATAAATAGGCGACCTGTCTCTTTCCTCTTGCTCTGCAAGTAAGAACGACTTGTCAGCCTGCTGTTCACAATAAGCAATACGAGCAGGATCAACGCCCGGAAGCTCCATAGCCATTTGGTGAGCCAACATATTCTGAATAGCCAAATACCACCGCTGAGGTATCTCTAATGAGCCAGAAAGCGCCCCAACGTCTTGAATATAGCGCTGCGCCCATACCACTACCTGCGGCTGATAGCTGCTTGGGGTTGGCCATAGATACATCGACGGCTGTGGAATGTTCCTATCAAACCAATACTGCAGTGGACGATAGCTTGTAAAGTTTTTATTAGGCAAATTGGTGTAATCATCACGGTTCATCCTCGCCATCGGTATTTCAATAGGGGATGAGCCGAAAGTTACCTGATATACGCCCATGTTAACGCCAGATATCTGCAGAATGCGCCAATAAGGAGCAGATGCAGACGGATCTAAGTCGTAATATACCCAAGTTCCAGCCGTCCAAGTGGTCGAAGCTGGGTCATAAATGGTCGTCCAAGTCGTATTATCTTGCGAATATTGGATAGCAACGTCAACAACACCAGAAACTGCAGGCAAAATACCCACAGTAGCGATATAAACAGGGTTTCCTGAGCCATTATTGATGCCAATGTACCCATTATTGGTCGTTAATTGACAAATATTTGTATATTGACCATCAAAAGCATACGCAGAGTTACCGGAAGAGCTGTAACCACCTGCGGTATTGTTAGTAACCGTCCTAAAATTTACATTTAGTACGTCATTATACTTAGTTGGCAAATAATTAATGTAATGATCTGGTGTCAAACCATAAACATACTTTTCAATACACCAATATTGAATGCCGTAATTAATTAAATTAGAAAGAATGTAGTACAGGCTTTGTTTAGCAGCCAAAACCTGCTCAACGCTTAGGTCTTCCGCAATCTTACCTGCGCGTCTAGCCCCACTGTCTATTAGATTCTGGACAGTAATAACGGTAGTGCTGACTGTTCCACTTGTGCTCATGGTTTACCAATTAGCATGTTTTTTAGGGCTGTGAGTAGACATTTTGCAAGTCATCATGCCGCCTTTTTTATGACCGTAACCCTGATCATACTCAGATTGCATTTCTTTTCCGCTTTGTATAGGCACACCTAACTTTTTAAATTCAGTAGAAACTTCACCGTCATTGTCCTCTGATTTTAAATAATTGCCTGCATCATCAAACGAAACAGAACTAAATTTTGAAGACATTTTTCCATTTTTTTGTTTAGACTCTTGACGCTGAGCTGCCCAAACTTTGTTTCCGTCACTCATAACAAGCTCCTTACCAATTAGCGTTCTTTTTAGGGACATGGGTAGACATCTTGCAAGTTGTCGCACCGCCATGTTTAAAACCTAAATTTTTTCTAGCTAAGTTGATTGCATCTTGACCAAAGTTGGAAACCTTGCCCTTAACATAATCATAAGCGTCAGAAATAGCCTTACGAGGAGCTTCGTTCTCTATCTTCTCTTTAGCCTTCTCACGCAGATAACCAGCATACTCATCTCTGTTTAATTTATCTTGCGCAGCATTCTTTGCGTAATTGTCTTCAGCCATGATTAATCCTTACCAGTTAGGGCATTTCCAGCGTTTTAATGAGGCTTTAGCTCTTGGAGCATCGCCCTTCGCGTGTTCTACTACACCGCTCATTCGTGCGCAAAATGAATCCTTGCGCGATCCACCTTGTGGCTGAGGAGCCTTTAAATGGCTCCCAGTCTCTTTGTTGTACTTAGCCCTACCCTTGGCAGTCAGACCAGCTCCGCGCTCAACTGAGAGCTTCTCGCCGCGTCCTACAGCCAAAGAAACACCGCCATCTTTTTTCTTTGCTGTCTTAGCCGACTGTTTAAAAGCATCAGCAGTTGGAGCGCCTTTACTGCCAACCTTGCGCATCTTCTCACCAGAACCATGAGCTATACGCTCTTGCTTGGCATGAATGTTGGCATAAAGACCGCCGCCTTTAAACTTCTTTTTTTCATCAGCCTTAACAAACTCTTTGCCGACCTTTTGTGGAACACCGCCATACCCACCTTTAGTGTGGGCAGCGGCTTCCATTAAGTTATGTTGAGCTTTAGATTTGCTTGGCATATTAAGCCTGACTTTCTGCCCAGCTTAAACGGGCGATGATTGTTTTAGCAGTGGCTTCAGTATTTGTAGCTACAACATAAAGAACATCTGGGCCATCAGGATACTGACCAGCATAGCTAGTAGGAACCGTGTTATTTAAACCGCCACCAAGGATCGCATTACCAATACCAGCAACAGAAGTCAAATCAAGCGTTGTTTGACCAGAGCTGTTAGTAAACGCAGCTGCAATCGACTCACCGCCTGTAAACGTCGCTGTTGTTGAAGTTTGTGATGCAACTTGAACAATAGAACTTGTGTTGGTGTTGTTCTGCGTCGGAGAAGCAAACGTAGTCCATGATGGAGAACCGCCGTTTGTATAACCATTCAAATTCAATTGAATTAGGAACGCGCCAGAAGTAATGACACCTAACTCACGCAATTGCAACTGAAGACGGTTAATAACTTCTTTTTGACCTAACGTACCAACTTGACCATTATCAACAGAAGGAGCAACACGAATAGCTAAAATAGGAACAGTAGAACCAGCAGGCACGTTAACAGTAGATGTTGTGCCGTAGTTATAAATCAACGATACATCTGCGCTATAACCACCGTCCATAACCACAGAAGAACCCCAGTGCGATATAACTGCAACTGAATCAGGAGGAGAGTATTCAACAGAAACAGGAGGGATTGCATTTGTAGCTGGAGTTGCCGCAGTAAATGCAGATGCAACACCACCGCCAGTCGCACCGCGAGTGCAACCTGTTAATTGGTCATAAGCCAAACCAGATTGAGCCGCTGTTGTAATGCCTGTGTAAGTTACATATTCAACCGCACCGCCACTAGCTGCAGCTGTAATTTTTACCGTACCACCTGCAGGATTAAACCCAGCAGAGCTAACGATAGGAATAGTTGTTACACCACTTGTAATGGTGGAGTAAAGCGTAGTCATAGCACCTTGACCATTAGACTCATAACGCGACGGCAAGTTACCTGAACGCATGTACGCTTGATACTGAATATTATTGCTTTGGAATGCATATACATAAGCAATAGCACCGCCAGTTGTACGCAAACCAAAACGAGCCACACCAGCGCCATACCATGAGTAGTCAATAAACCACATCTGATTCTTTGTCAGATCAAGGTTATAACCACTTGGGCCAGTACCATCTAGAGGGTCATACCACTGTGACTGAGGAATTTTAGTGTCAATTACTTTGGAAACCAATGCATTCGCAATAGTTACCCCACGATACTCAGGACTAATATTTAATGAAGTATTACTAGCAATATTTAATACGCGATAAGTTTGACCGCGAATTACAATGAAATCACCGGGCACTAATTGGTTAGTAAACACTGTACCAGTACCAGTTACCGTACCGTTACCTTGAGTAACAGAAACTGTGCCGCTCAATTGGTTAACAGAATTACGCCAAACAGCATACAAAGTCTGACCGTCAAATTGGAAAAACAAACCATTTTGTGAATCAAAGAAACCAATCTTGTTGCTTGAACCGTACCAGCTATATGGGCTAACAGAAACAGGTAAACCATTGTTAGTCAGCGCAGGGCTAGACGAAGGGATGATATTGTTTGTGCTATAAGTTAATGTAGTAGCTGTTGGAACCGATGCAATTTTAAAAATACCGTTGTATGCAGCAACAGCAGCTCCGCTTACCTGAATGTAAGACCCTGCAGTCATGTTATGCGCCCAACGAGTGGTCACAGTAACAGTTGTATTAGAACCATTGTTAGTTACGGAGCTTGTAAATAACTGCGGCTTTAAAATTGAACCAGTTGAAAACTGTATACCTTTTCCGGACTGATAACGGAAATAACGACGAGTCTGACGAGCCATCTGTTGGTTAGGAACTGCAGCGCCAGCTGTAAAATTTACAGATCCATCATAAGCGCGAGTCTCCACATAACCAGAAGGTCGAGCATAAACTGTAGTACGAGCACCAACCGTTGTAACCGTGCCAGAAGCTCCAGTCGTTGCAATTGTGAATGAGTTTGCTGTAGGAACTGTAGCAACTACCCAAGCACCGTTAACACCTGTACCGCCTGTAGTAGTAACAATAAAAACTTGCGAATTAGCACTTAATCCGTGAGGATAAGTAGTGTTAACAGTAATAGCTGTACCGCTAGTGGTAATAGCCGTGGTACTTGATGCTGCCACCGCAATACCAGCATTGGTAAAGAAATATCCGGAATAAATATATGTAGCAGCAGCGTTGTATTGCTCACCAGAGGCAACAACATTGGTGGTAATAACTGTGAATGAAGTGCCGCCAGTTGATGCGGAAACTAACCACCAACCATTTGCGTTAGTGTCAAGAGCGTCTTCAATAAAAACTGGAGTTCCAACTGCAACTGTTGCTGTGGTCGAAACTACGACAGTCGTTGTTCCGTTACCCGTAATAGAAGTTACAGGAAGCGGAGAGTTTTGGTTGTACCAACAGCTCTGACGATTGTTTTCTAAATCAAGCTGTTCCCACTTACTTGGTTGCTGACCATATTCAAAGTCAGTATCAATCAAAGATTGAGGTGTTGAAACCCTCATCTTGTCTACAGCATCATAGGCTCCAGACAGTTGAGATTTTTGAATACGCAGTTGATCTTCCGTTTTAGAGGAAGAGTTTGTATAAACAACTAACTGTGCCATTTTGCGCCCTTAGTAATAGAAAAGTGAAGTGGTAATAGGCTGAGACAAATGGGGGGGTGACAAACCCCCCATTTTACTTCTTAGTAGTTACATTTGCCGCCCATTTTGTGGTGCGTAGACATCTTAGTGCTGTGATGTGCTTTGCCGCCATGTTTCATAGGATGACCATCAATTGACTCATGGTGATGCTCATGATCATTTTTAGGCATCATTTGATGCATATGCTTATGACCATGATCTTCATGACCATGCGTAGTGTGATGCGCTACATGACCACCATGAGCGTGATGTTTAACGTGACCGCCCTTTTTATAGCCAGCCGGAACTTGCTTGATTTCACCAGTTCCTGCTTTCTTTTGCATAGGGCTATGTTCGCCGTCATGAATCATGGTGTTTTCATAACGATTAGCTACGTTCTGAGACACAGTGCCGCCTTTAGCATAATGCTTCTTGCTATGACCGCCATGTTTGTAGCCAGCACCCTCAAGTGCGCCAGTTTTTGAACTGATGCTCTTACGCTGCTTAGCCTCAACTACTTTGTCTTGAACGTCAATAGCTGGATGCAATGTACCGCCATCAGCCATGCGCTTTTTAGTATGACCGCCCTTTTTGTAGCCGGGGCCTTCAATACCGCCTGTCATCTCGCCGCCTTTTTTAAGCTTCAGGCTTGTTCCCTTGTCGCCCTTGTGCTCTTGCATATCATGTTGCTTGAAAGCTTTTTTGATCATGGCCTTGTCTTGCTCCATGTCAGCCTTACCACCTTCTTTACGCATCATAGGAGGCTTCTTTGCAGAACCAGCCATTGCCATGCGAGCACGAGCCATAAGAGGAGAACCCATAGGCATACCCATAGGCTCACCGCCCATCATCATATGCTTCTTGCCTGCATGTCCACCCTTCTTCATACCGTGACCAACTTCATCATTGGATGGCTCGGTGGTTTTCATTTTAGGCTCATGACCAAACTTTTTAGTTGCCATAATGGTTCTCCTTTAAGCTTGGTCTGAACCAAGCAGACCTAAACGGGTTGAGTTGGGGCCAACTTGAATTGCTGTCAAACCCATGCTTAGCAACAAACGCTTAGAACCGTCTGGTGTACCAGAGATTGCATAAGTGCCGCGAACATCAGGGGTTGTTGGGGACGATGTGCTTAATGGTACTAAGTTTATACCGCTAGTAACAGTTGTACCACCTGCAGCAACTAAAGTGCCTGCCAAGTAGTTGGCTTGAGTTGAGCTGATGTTACCTGTCGTAGCAGATACGTTTGTCCACCAGTAAGTTGTGTTCAACGAAACACCAGTCAGCGTACCAAGAGAACCAGTAAACTGAATCAATGTACCGCTAGGTGGAGAGTAAGGAACTGTAATTACTGAAGGTGTTGCGGCAGTAAAGTTAGTAATTGCTTGTGTTGAGTAAGTGGTTGAACCACCGCCCAAACCAGCAACAACGCCACCTGTATTATCAATTGTGCCTGCAGCAAATTTTGCTGTCAGCACATACGCAGGGTCAGTAACCTTAGCAGGCAAGCCCATAACTTTGGTTGTGTTAACCGAAACCGCTACAGTAGTAGCAGCAGAGAAAGCTACGCTAGAGATTTGGAAAAACGCCTTACGACCTGCTGTAGTCGTAGAAGCAACAGTACCACTCTGAATAATCTCAGACATTGACTGACCGTAATAGTCATAGCCAGAGATAGTAATTACGGAGTTTGTTGGGCTACCAGAAGCGGTAGTCACAGAAACTGCGCGTGGATAATCTAATTGCAGAACAACCGTACCGTCTGTACGAGTTACCTGAGTTGTACCAGCGGTTGTTGAGGCAGCAGCCAACTGAGTACCGCTATAGGTAGTAGCTCCAGTAGGAGTTTTAGCGGCAAGAACAGCGGCTGTAGTAACAGCGGCTGGAGTCTCATCCAATAAATAAACACGGCCCATAGGGCCAAATCCCAAGTCCATTGGGGCTGGGTTTTGAAACGCATTGTTGGGATTAGTACCAACAAAAGACTGCGCCGAGCCTAAAAACAAATCATCTGAAAATTGTGGCATTTTGTCTGCTCCATGAAAAGTATGACAAATAATTAAAAAAGGGGGAGTGTTACCTCCCCCCGTGTATTACGCGCCCGGTGTACCGAACAAGCAACGTGGGTCAGTCCAGTTAGGGATGTAACGCTCAGTCGCCTTGTAGCGCATTGAGTCAGTTTCAAAATCACCTTCCATAGTCTTCTCAAGAGCACGACGCATCATCAGCTTCAAGCCTTCAGGAGCATCG